TAAGTGGAACATTTGCTTTGCCGAGTTTGAGTGTCAACATTCTGAAGGCACCTTTGATAAGTTGAGACTTCGTCATGTCTCGGATGTTCTTATCAGCCAGGGCGTCTGTTATCTCCTTCTCGGTTGATAACATACCAAGGGAGTCGAGAACGAACATCATTGGTTGACGTTCGGCCTCATCTAGTTTCATGTATTTATCGACACATTGAAGTGCCTTGGTCCTGAACTCTTCAATGGTGACTACATTCAGGACGACAACACGGGAGGTGTCAATTGAGCGGTCCTCCAGAAGAGACTTAGTGATAGCAGACTCAGTATCGAAATACAGAACCATGCCAGTTTTGTTTTGATCGAGGAAGTTTTTAACGACTGCAAGGCTAAAGAAAGTCTTTCCCGTGCTGCTCTCCCCAGCGATAGCGGTAATTTTATTGCCAGAAAGACCGCCATACACACTACCAGATACAAGAGCGTTAAATATGAAACTACCTGTGTCCACGTAGTTTTCAGTTTCATCGATGTCTGATGCGAAACAGGCGTAGTCATTTCCAATGTCTTTGACGATGTCATTTAAAAAACTCATGCGAAAAAATCAAATAGTGTTGCTTGTTGTTCGGTTTGCCATCCAATGGTGTCAAGGATAACCTTGAGTGGGTCAATGAATGCCTTTTGCCACATTGTATCGTAGTCTATGTCATTAGTTAAGTCAAACTCTTTGGGGAGTTGGTTGATGAAAGAAATGACATTCTCACCAGTGCGATTGGGTACTTTCAGATAACAATACTTAATCTTCTCACCATCATTGATGAGGTTGTATTTGTTCTGTATCTTCTGTTCCCTTATCATGTGGTTGAACATAATGGCACCACGAACATGAAGGGGAGTTCCTTTCACATAGATGGTGGAGGGATCTCTGAACTTAGAGATGTTGTTTGCTGTTCTTGGGAACGAAATGTTCTCCACAGGGAGTGAGTCAAACTTAGCACGTTCAGTGGCAATAAAGTCAATGAGTTGATCCTCAGTGCCAGTCATAATGATGTTGAGACAATCTTTAATGGTTGTCCTGACTGGAGCAGGTGTACTACTCTTGACTGCCTCAATTCCCATGATCTTGAGTTTGGGTTCTTCATAACGAACACCTTCGTTATCCCACACGTTCAGGATGTATCTCTTCTTGGCAGTCCAGATACCTCTGTCTGCAATACACTCACGTTTCATCACCAGTGTCTTTTCATAACACTGGAGGTATTCACTCAACTCCTCATAGGAGGAGTCAATGTAGGGTTCAATCTTGTTCTCACAGAATGTGTTTAGAATCTCGACAACTCTATTGTTTGGTAGAACGCCATCGGGTGACACCCTATCCACAAGATCCCCGAGATTAAGGTAAATGGAATCAGTATCCGAAGCAATAACATAATCTACTCCCTCTGTGCTTAGAGCGGTGTTAACAAACTCATTTATCTTCCTTTCGATCCAACGAATGGCAACTTGACCTGTTAATGTTATGGCTTCAGCATTTTCCAGTTTGTAATGTCTGAAGTATTGGTTACCAATGGCACCATAAAGTGAGTTAAGACAAATCTTTCTCACCATCTGGAAGTTGGAATACTTAGTCACATCCTTAACACACTGACTATGTGCCGCCATCAAGTCGTCGTTTGACAGATGTGCATAAGGGTTGTCATTAGAGGCAACAATCTCTTGGGTTGATTCTTCTCCAGCCCCACCAATGAGGTATCCCATTACAGACCCCTCCTCTTCATTTCAATCTCGATGTCCACGAGTTTTTGTTTTTGTTTTAACATCTCTTTCTTGTACCTCACACGTTCTGCATACATTTTAATAACAAGTTCAGGCATGATGCCTGTTTTATCTTTTCTGAAGGTGGCACCATTGGCAGCGACAGCAACATCATCAGGTGCAACAATGTCACACTCTTTCTTGATGAGTCCCTCCACATTTACTTCCACCTTCTCTTTCAAGAGAGTCTCTGGAGAGATGTTCAGGAACCTGATGAGAGAGGGATAAAGAGAGTTAAGGTCAAAGGATACCACCCAGTCATAAGCACCTGGTTTGGGTTCTTTTACATAAGCACCAGCAAACTGGTCAGACTTGTCACTTCTTACCAACATAGGTAAGACGATATTCATGTCCTTGAGATAGTTATAGATGATGATGTCCCACAACCTGACCTGGGCGAATGTGTCTGTGTAGTTACACTTAGCGTCATACGCCATCAACATCACAAGGTCAATGAGTTTCATCTTCTCCTCAAGTTTATCCACCAGGTCGACGTCAACCAGGTTATAGTCAACAAACTTATTCCACCCATTAGTGTAGAAGTCCTTGAAGGTGTCAAACTCAGAGTGGTCCAGTTTCTTCTGACCCAGTTCAATCTCTGCAATGGTGTCCAATCTGTAGTTCTCCCTGTTGGTGTAGGTGAACTTCTTATACACATCCAGGTAGTCAATAACACTGATACCTGCAATGTCAAAGGTGATGTTTGTACGACCCTTCACCACAACACTTTTCTCACTCACCATTCTCCATGGTGAGAGGTTTCTCATTACATTGACATCAAACACGTTACGGAATCTATTACAGATGTAAGGGATGTCAAACCACTCACAATTCCACCCAGTGATAACCTCTGGTTTCACATCCTCCCACCAGGCAAGGAAGGTCTTTAACAACGCAACCTCATCATCACACTCAATGTAAGTTACATCGGTGCGTGTGGGTGTGTATGGACGAGAACCAAAGGTGATGAGTTGCTTTGTCTTAAAGTTCTTCAGTGTGATGAGAAGAATCTCTTCCTCAGCAAGTTCTGGTTTGGGGAAACCATTCTCTGATGAGGTCTCAATATCCAATGACCACAGGTCAATCTTATTGATGTCATACTCAATCTCACCAGGGTACTGCTCAGAGATGAACTGGTATAAGAACCTCTCGAAACCATATACTTTGGTACCTGACACACCAGAATAGTTGTCGATAAACTCACGACACTCTTTCATTGTGCCAGGTTGTACTGGCGCAACGAACTTTCCATCTAGTGTTCTGTACTCTGTTTTGTTCTTTGTGGGCACATATAAGGTTGGGTTGAACTTCACCTTTTCCATAAACTTCCCACCTTTGGCGTCATCCCATCCTCTGATGAGGATGTTATTACCATACAGACGGGCGAAAGTAAAAAATCTACTCAATCCTTAGACGCCTCTTCGCGTAACTCATGGATATATTGTAGCACAAGTGCCCGGGCATCCATAAGCTCATTGTAACAATGTTGCGCTTTGGCACAACTGCGGAGCCGAGGGTCTGGTTTGAGGATACTCTCCTCTAACAAGGTCAGACCATCGACCATTTTATTCTTCGATGTATCGGGGTTCGTAGTCGTCATCGATTGCATCCAGATACTCATTAGGTACTTGTTCATCCTCGTTCAGTTGAACGGGTTTAGGTGCGACTTTAGGAGCCTCAACCTTTGCTGTGTAAGCAGCTGACACTTTCTCATCAGGGGAACACACTGTTAGTAGTGCTGTACTTTTGAAGAGAATGTGCTCATCATTAGAATGAGGAGGCCAAGGTGTCAATGTAAGTTTAGTCTTACCCCCAATGGTATGGGGGCGATACAAATGACAACTGGGCTCCTCTGGTAGTTCATCAGCATAGGCGATAAGTTGATCGCCATTTGCGAGAATCAAGAGCTGCAGTTCCATCAATCAGTGAGTCCAACTACTTCAGGTTCCACTGTTTCAGGTTCTGTGACTGCAGGTTCAGCTGGAACTGAGGTAACTGAGTCATTTTCAATGATTCTCTCATACTCAGTCACCACATCTTCACGAGGTTCAAGGATTGCAACCACACTCTCAGTGCGAATGGTGAACTCCTGTTCGTCAGAGAGAAGGCAGAAAGGACTGAAACCCACTGCGATTGCACCCTCTTCATCTCTTGAATACGCAGCGATACGAGGTTGCCTCACCCAGTATGCAATGAGTTCTTTCGTTTCTTTGTTTTCTACTTGCTTTACATCAGCAACGATATGCTGACCCAGTGTGTTTACTAGTACTTTTACGGCCATGGTGATTGAAATTGACAATAATAAAGACACCCCCATTATAACAGAGGTGTCTCGGTTGGTTTATTTATGAGATGGGTAGAACCTTGCGTTTGTGTTCTTCAGGTACCTCTTGTACCAGAGTAATACAAAGCAATCCGTTAGTGTAACTGATGTCAGACACTCTTGTG